CCCAGTCCACCGCGCCAGGATGATCTCCAAAGAGCTTGGCATTCCACTGCATCTGATCCGGCCGGACGTCTGGACGCCCGCCCCTGAGACCTCGCATCACGACTTGGTTACCGCATAGCCCCGCCACCGTCCAGCACATTGTTGCGACTAGCAACATACGCCCTGCGAATTACACGCGGGTGACACCCGGCGTCTAGGGTTTTTACCTGAGGGGGGCAGGGGATGCGGCAGGTCGAGCGGGCACTCCAGCGGGAGGTCATGGCGCGCCTCTCGCACGCGCCGCTCGATGCCCTGGTGATCGGCTCTCCCAATGGGATCTGGATCCCGGCCGGCACCGCGGCCGAGCAGGAGATGGCTCGGCGCATCGTCCATCAATTGAAGGCCCTGGGCCAACTCACGCCCGGCGCGCCTGACCTGCTCTTCCTGTGGCGAGACGGCTCTGGCGGCATCGAATTGAAGCGGCCACCCGAGGCCCGGCTATTCGGCCGGCAGCCGCGCGGCCGGCAGAGCGACGAGCAGCTCGCCTTCGAAGCCCGCAGCGAGCGCCACGGCGTCCGCTACGCGGTCTGCCAGAGCTGGGACGAGGTCCGCGACACCCTGATCCTCTGGGGCCGCCTACCGGCCGGCTGGCTCGATCCGGAGCGCCGGATCGGACGGGCTGCGTGACGTGGACGATGGTGCATACGAGCTTGCCGTCGAGCAGTACGTCTTCTGGCGCGGCCAGGGTCTCACTCACAGCGAGATGCTGGCCGCGGTCGGCATCAAGCCGCCGCCCTGGCGCCTCGACGCCGAGATGGTGGTGCAGCACCTGGCCGCGGCCGAGCGCGATCGCGCGGCCAGCATCGACCCCAAGAACCGCACGGTCTGGTGGTGGCGGGGCGCGGCCTGAGATGGCGAAGATCCGGCGCGTCGACCTCAGTTTCGATGAATTTATCGCCGGCACGATCGGCCTCACCGATGTCGAGATGGGCATCTACTGGCGGGCGATTTTGCTGATCTACAACGGCGGCGGCCGGGCGCTGCAGAAGGCCGTTCGGCGGATGTGTAGTAGCGATCCTCGCGTTTATAAGCCGGCGATCAATGCGCTCGTCAGTAGCGGCAAGCTGACCATCGAGGGGGACTATTTTGTCAACAACCGCTGCACAAGTGAGCTGCAACTCGCGCGCAACCGGTCGATAAGTTCTTCGCAGAATGTCTCGAAGCGATGGGCTAAGTACCGGGAAAATAAGAAAACAGCCGATACGGCGGTTATACAGGCCGGTAATGCTATCCATCAACCATCAACCATCAAAGTATCAGCTACTGACGTAGCTGATCCCCCTCTCTTCGATACCCCCCCCATCAAACCTGCGGAGGCAAACCATGCCGGACGAGGATCACGGATTGCGCCCGATTGGACCCCTGACCTCATCGATCGCCAGTTCGCTGCCGAACGGGGTCTCGACGCCGACGAGGTCGCCGGCACCTTCCGAGACCACTGGGTCGCCAAGGCAGGAGCTGACGCCTGCAAGCGGGATTGGCACGCAGTCTGGCGAAACTGGTGTCGCCGCACCCCCGAATTTACCAACGGTTCTCATCAGCGGCCCGCTAGCGGGAGCCGACCCGGAGAAGACCGACGCGGTCCTGCTAGCGAACTTAGGGCAGCAGCTCGGGCAGCCGCTCGTTTTACGGACTGAAAGCTTCATCGATCCGCATTACGGCTGGGATTACCGCGTCACCGGCTATGAGTTAGCAGCGCGGCTCGAGGTTACGCGGCTGCAGCGGGCCAGGAAGCTGGCCGCCATCGCTCTAGCTCCCGCACCACCGAAGATGGTGGTCGAGGAGCTGGCGCGACTGCGCATGCTCACCAAAAGCCGTGCCGGCGACGAGACCGATCGTGAGCTGACCTACGTCGCGCTCGCCGAGGAGCTGGTCGAGTTCCCGCCCGATGTGATCCGCAGCGCACTGCGCAAAATCGCTCGGCGCGAAACCTTCTTCCCGTCGCTGGCCGAGATGATCGACCAGTGTCAGCGAGAGGTCCGCAACCGGCGCCTGATCGCCCGCGCCATTGGCCTGGAGGACTGACCCATGCCCTACACCCAGCAGCAGCACGACACGCGCCAGCTCAACCGCTGGGCGCGCTATCTCGGCTATGCCGATTTCGAGACCTACCTGGCGACCGGCGGCACGGTCACCGAGGCGCTCTCGGTGCTGCGCAACCTGCGCGACAGCCTCGAGATGGCGATGCGATCGATCGTTGTGGGCACAATCGGCGAGGTGCCGCCAGGCCAGCCGCGCGCCCTCGAGCCAGAGATCCGCGACATCCTGCCAGAGGTGAGGTCAGAGGCAGCAGCCGCGGCTGCTAACGAGACCACCGACAAGCCGGGTGCCGACAACGCGCATCCCCAGGGCGAGGAGCTGCACGATGCCGGCGCCGGCCACTGAGAACGCGCCGACGATCGAACGCGCCCGCCGCTCGGCGTTCATCTCGGCGCCGGCAATCGGCACCGAGGCTGAGGCCGCTCGAGCTGGGGCTCGGATGTACCGGGCGCTGTCGACCCTCGAGCGCCTGCGCCGCGACGGCTCGCTCAATGCGCGCCAGGCCGAGGCCGGCGAGCTCCTGCGCACCGATTTTGAGCTCGGTGTGGCCGGCGCCAGGGATGAGGCCGGCTCCAGCGGCAGCCCTGGCTGGTACTACGCCGAGGCGCGCCTGGCCGCGGTGCGCCGCTATCAGATGGCGATCGCCGCCCTGGGGCCGCACCTGGTGGCCTATGTCGAGCCGATCGCCATCGGCCTCATTGGTGGCGGCGATCTGTCACTGGCCGCCCTGGCGCGCCGCAATGGCCGCAACCGGCAGGAGACCGCCGGCATCGTCAAGCTCGGGCTCGACGTGCTGGCCGACCATTACGAGCTGGCAAAGGAGGCAGCGGCATGAAGCGCAGCGGGAGGCGGCGCGGGCCGAACGAGACGCAGATGCAGTGGCTGAAGCGCATCGCCCAGAGCCGCATGATCAAGACCTACAGCGCGTTTGGCGAGGAGCCGCGCTTCAGCTTGATGAACGGCGCCACGGTGCCGGCGCCGATCGCGGCGGTGCTGATCCGCAATGGCTGGGTCAAGCGGTGTGGCGACGGGCTCCTGCCCGACGACACGCAGAGCTACGAGGCGCTGAAGCCATGACCCCGTTCAAGGCGCCCAAGAAACTCACCTGTCCGCACGGCCGGTTCTGGAAGTCCTGCCCGTGCTACTGGGGCGAGCGCCCCGTCACCCGGGCGGCATCACGCCCGGCGCCGCATTGGTCGCCAAACATGTTGCGAACTGAAGCAGACGGGGCTAGCGTTCTGGTTGGCTCGGCGAGCCGTCGCTTTCAGGAGCCCCCAGCATGAAATCTCGCTCCCGTTCCGGCGGCCTCTTTCCGCGCCGTCATGGTGGTCCCAAAAATCGCGCTGGCGGCTCGGCCGGCAACAGCACCGGCAGCGGTGCGCCAACATCGGGTGACGGCTACAAGGCTGGCGCGCTCGGCTGGCGCAGCGGCAGACAAGCCGGCGGCGAAACCATGGGCCAGAAAATGGCCGACCTGCCGATCCCGACCGACCGGTCGATGCCCGGTGCTGGCGGCCTGGCCTGGGACAAGAGCGCGGCCGAGGCGATGAACGAGCCGCGCGTGCTCCCCGAACGCACCTCGATCTCGGGTAGTCGGAGGAGTAAGTGATGCGTGGCCGCGGCAAGCCGCCGGCCGTCGTGATCACGGTCAAGCCCGTGAAACGCGGCGGCAAACCGGCGCCAAAAGCCCCGATCGCCGCTACGGCCCCCAGGATGCCCCCAGAAGCGATGGAGGGTGTTTCTGGGGCTACCCCACCACCCACCCCGCTTCCCCCGTCTCCTGGCCCGCCTATGGGGGCTACAGACGGTCTCGGCGCCGGCCAGGGTGGCCTCGCGATCCATCCCTCGCTCAAGGGTCACAACATTGGCGGGTACGAGCCGAAGCACTCCAGCCGCACCCGCTGACACCTACCTGGTGCGGCGTTCGATCACCAAGCCGAAGGACGCGCCCGAGGTCTGGCGGGTGTGGCGCAACGGCAAGCCCGTCTCGGTGCGCTTCGCCACCCAGCTCGAGGCGCTGCGCTGTCTCGACGCGATCATGGCCGACCGGGCCAAGCAGGAGGGCAGATGACGCATTTGATCCTCCTGGTCTTCGCGTTCGTCCTGGCGCTTATCGAGGCCTTGTGCGGGCCGGCGCCCTGGGCCTTCCCGCGCATCCCGCATTTCGGCTGGCTGGCGCTGTCGTTGTACTTCCTGGCGCTGCTCTTGGCCGGCGGTGCGCCGCACACATAAAAACCCCGCCACGAGGGCGGGGCTGAGTTGAGGGGAGGCTGCGGTCTCGCTCTCACGAACGCCTGAGAAAGCGGGCTCGCGCCGGCTTGCAGTGTAGCACCAGGTCGATCAGGACGACCAGCAGCGCGGGGATGTCGCGATCGCCCTTCTGCCAGCGCCGCACCGCGCGGCCGGTGACGCCGACCAGACGCGCGAAGCCCTCGGCGCTGAGGCCGAGGGTCGCGATCGCGCTGTTCAGCTCGGTGGGGGTCACTGGAGCGGGCCGCCCCAACGCCCGCCCCAGGCCTCCGCTGGGGCGACGATCAGGGCGCGATCGCTGGCGAATTTGAGGTAGTCATCACTGATGATGCAGGCGGCGCCGAGCAGCCGGACCAGCTCCGCTGCCCAGGCCTCGGCCAGCTGATCCTTGCCGCACTGCTTGTAGGCAATCGCCTTCGCCAGGGCGCGGCTGACTGCGCTGCGATCGATTGTAGTCATCTCGTTCTCCTCATTCCTGCCAGGCCGATCCTGGCACCCCAAGAAGCCCGCCAGCGTCACCTGAGCGGACCAGATGGGAACGATGTTCCTCAGATACCAAAGAACTTACTAAGCGCATCCAGGTGCTCTTCCGAGCCGGGCTTCGCCGCGGGCGGGACGATGGGTGCGAGCCCGAGCTTGGCAGCCTTGGCGTCGCACTTGGCACAACGGTGCTGCGGCTCTAATTCGAAGAAAGCCTTGCGCGGCAGCCCATGCACTGGTCCGAAGCCGCGAGTGCAAAGCGGGCGCCCGCCGGATACGAGGTGCATTTTGGTGGGGTAGGTCATCTCAAACTCCATCGGTTATCAGGGATCGCCACACTAGGCCCATTGTTCCTATCTGCATAGGCCCATTGTTCCTAGTGTTTGCGCCTGCGACACTTTGTCGTTGCTGTCACCAACGTGCGTCGCTACCCTGGGCGCATGAGGCTCTGGGTCATCCTCGACGAAGAGAACCGCATGGAGCCGCCGCCGGGAGACTGAGGCGTTCAAGCTCGGCCTCTCTCACGCCTGCCTCTACCTTGGCATCGACCTCGAGAACCGTGACATCTACGAGGTGGCGCGCAAGTTGGCGGCACTGCTGTTGGAGCAGCTGACATGACCAGCGACGACGCGATCGCGCTGGTGGTGCGGCTCGGCACCGCTCACCGGGCTCTCGATGACGCCCTGGCCTATATCGGCCGCACTGCGTATGGACCACCCGCGCTCGCAACGACGACCGAAGAGCTCACCGAGGCTGCGAGCCCGCGTCGAGGCGCTGATCAAGGAACTGGGCAAGGCGATCAAGTGATGGATACGCCGGCAATTGGCAGCAGGGTTGCGCCGCAGCTAGAGGATGGCAGCTTCGCCGATCCGCCGCTGGTCGTCATCGATCGCGACGACGAGACGGTGACGTTCCAGCTGGGTGATCGGCAAGAGCGATGGGTGCGCGGGTCCAGCCCTGTGCTTGCGGTCTATCGCCGCCTGCAACGCTGATGGCGCGCCGCTTCTTGATTGGCCGCGACGAGGCCGAATACCTGGTCGATCTATTGGAGCGCGAGGATAGCGCGATCGCCCGCGACCTGGCGGCCGAGATCCGCGCCATCTTTGGCATGGTGCCGCGGCTCGACACAGCCGAGATCGCCCGCTTCCGCGCCAACCTGGACTGCGACCGCGACTGCGAGTGGCGCGAGGACGAGCATGGCGCCGCCTTGTGCAAGCGATGCGGCTCCGGTTTCACGGCGCAGGCCCGGCAGCTCTTGAGGGCGCATCGGTGACCAGCAATGACGCGCTGCGCCGGGACATCCGCAAGGCGATCGGCGCCGCAGCGTTTGCCGCACAGGAGCGGCACAAGGACCTGGAGCCTAGCGTCGTGTTGCCCGAGATCATCGCTGCGCTGTTGTCGCTCGCCAGCTACATCGCCAGCGAGAACGCCAACCTAAGCCAGGTCGATTTCCTCAAGGCCTGCATCGAGGCAGCCGAAGAATGCCACAACCCGATCCCATGACCGGTCTCAAGCGTTGTTCGCGCTGCAAACGCGACCTGCCCGCCTCGGCCTACCAGCGCATCCTGACGGCGACCTACACGATCAACGGCGCGCTTCACGACCGCCCCGGCCTGCAGAGCCAATGCCGCGAATGCAACACCCAGAGCGCCCGCGAGCACCGTGCTCAGAGGCGCCGCAACCGCCAACTGCGCGAGCCGATCCCTTACGGCGCAACCGCCACCACCAACAAGTCCTCACCCGGGCCAAGGCCACGCGGCGCCCGCTCTCATAGGTATTGGCGCGCCACTCAACAGATAACCGCCAATGCCAAAACACGCAGCGACGACAAAGCCTAAGCCGCTCGAGGCGATCCAGGGCCGCAACCGCCACATCTACAATCGCGCACCGTCACCGCAATGGATTGATCGCTGGCGAAGTCAGATCCCAGTGGCCCTTTTGATCAAAAGGCTAAGTGATTTCGCTGTTGACGACCCGGACAATCCGACAGGGCCAAGACTGACTAGAACGCAAGCAATGGTGGGGCTTTCGTTGCTTCGCAAGTCGCTTCCTGACATGCAATCACTCGAGATCTCAGGCAATTCCGACAAGCCCATCCAGGTGCAGCTGATCCGCTTCGCTGATGGTGAGGTAATAGACGTTCCACATCAACAGGTTAACAGCAGCGTGATCGAGGATAACCCGCGGCTAATCGAGGACGATCCGCACACCAGGGATCGCAGCATCAAGTCCTGATCGGACTTACGTTCTATAGCGATATCAATAGGTTAGACACGCCGTTTGACAGAAAGGGTGGTCGGAGGGGGCCGGCGGGCACCGCCGGGGGCCACCATCGGCTGCGCTAGGGCAAGGGGTCGCGGGTCCTGGGCCATGGGCACCTCCCCCCCTTGTGTTTTATTTTTTGATACCCGTTTGACGCGTTGCCTTTTTTGGCTGTGATGTGGGACAATAGGCCCTTTGTTCCCAGCAACAATCACATAAATCACCAAACCGAGACCCCGCCACAATTTGAGGTGCCAAAATTCTCGGGAAAACACTTTTGCTCGCAAACACCGCCAGACAAGAAACCCAGCAATTCCGCCATTTTGCCTCAAACCACGTTGTTACAGTTGACAAACGTTGCTTAACGCGGGTTACATTAGCTCGGGCAAGACGGTGAGTGTCCCGGTGCAACGGCCGAACAACCCCGTCAGCCGGTGGGACTTTAAAGGTTCCTTTCTCAGTCCGCGACCGGCGCTGGGAGGCAAAATGACTGACGACGTGGTTGACGATCAGCTGATCACCGGTCTGATCCGCCGGTTGCCGGCGCCAGGCCAAGTCTGGGCCGACCCGGACAGAGAAGCCTGGCTGCACGCGCTGCGCCAGGTGTTCAAGATCCTCTATCAAGAGCCAAAGCCAAAGCGGCAGAGGAAGCCACGGCTCAAGGTGGCGGCGGAATGACGGTGTCGCCGCTGTCGCATTTGGTGAGGAAGGAGGCGAGGATGGCGGAAGCCTGTCTCGGTCAGATACCAAACCAGGCAGCAGGCGCCGAGGTGCCGCCCGCGGAGCAGATGCAGATGCGGGCGCAGCAGGCGGTCTATATCCTGCGCCAGGCGGCCGAATACCGCCGCGACGCCGAGCTGATGACGGCGGTGCGGATCCTGATCCTCAAGGAGCGCGATGATCTCGCGGTTCTGCTCGACGAGCTTTGATGGCGAAGGAGCCGAAATCGGCGGTCCAGTTCGAGCACCCGGCCCAGGGTCCCAACCATTGCGGCATGTGCCGGCACTTTAGTTCGCCGCATGCCTGTGAGCTGGTCGCCGGCACGATCGCCCGCCGCGACTGGTGCAAGCTGTTCAAGGCGTACCGGAAGAAGAGGAGCCGATGAGCCGAAAGCGGGACGACCGGTGCCGTTGCGTTGTGACCCGCCTCGCTCATCTCGGCAGCAAAGAGGAGCGCGTCCACCCCGCAAACCGCATCCGCCAGCGGTGTCGTTTTAAGGCAGGGCCGAACCACTTGCGTTACTGTGGATTGCATTGGGAGCGGCACCTCGCTACCGCCGGCAGCGTGCGTGTCGATGCGCGCAAATTGAGTAGACGATGAGCGATCACGTCGACGCGCCGCCCGAGCTGATGCCGCTGGAGCCGGCCGCCTGGTGCAGCCAGCCAAGCACCAAGAAGAAGCAGCGCGCCTTCCTGCGCCAGATCACCGACGGGATCGAGCGCGACGCGCCGCACCTGGTGGCGTACATCGCCGCGCTGCGCCTGTTGGGGACGTGGATGTATAACCGCGTGCCGGCGCACCGGGCGCGGGTCCAGTCCGAGCCATTGACCGAGGACATCATCGATCTGATCCGGCAGTGGCACCGGCTCGATCCCAACATGCCGCAGCACGTCATCGGCAGCCGGGTCGGGGTCAACCAGGGTCGGGTGAACGAGGTGCTGCGCGGGATCAGGCTATGAGCGAGTTTGAGCACGCACCCTGTCTGGCGGGCGACATCGCCGCCGCGATCGTCGGGCACTATCTGGTCGGCCTCGTCGACGTCGATGATCTCTGCGAATTTCACGGGTTCGTGCAAGACCAGCTCCAGCGGCTTCGTATAGCCACCATCGAGGAAGAGCGTCGGCGCCTCACTGAGTTTCCGCCCGCCGCTATATCGGCCGCACCGTGCGGGACGGGTGTGGAGAGCGTGTCGCCTCGAGCGACGGAGTGTCGGGGCAATGAGCGAAGAGGATCGGCCGCCGTTTATCGTCGCCGAACTGCAGAGGCTGCCGGCGCCGCCGGGTCAGCTCGGTTTCGGCCAGCGTTTTCAGGATCTGATCAACCGCAATCACGCGAAGGACTACTTGCTGGAAAGTTGGCGGTACGTCGTGACCGGCGACGGCGACAATGAGGTCATCATCGCCGTCTTTATCCTGCAGGAGGATGAATGAGGCTGCGCGATCCGTATGGGCTGCATGCGCTCGTGCTCGGCTGGGTTGGCGGCTTTTTGGCCAGCAGCGCTGCTTCCCGTCGTCTTTCTTGGTCGCCATCGTCGCCTTCTCCGTCGGCTTCGCCGTCAGCTTTGGCGCCGGCCGCTGGCCGCTGATACCGCGGCAATGAGCTGGCTGGGCGTCCCGCCAGCACCCGGCTGGCATTGGCTGCAGAGCCGCGACACCGGCCAGATCCGCATGGCCTTCTGGGCGCCGAAGACCGGCTGGCGGGTGTCGGACGTGATCGGCCGCACGCTGAAATATTCTGAGTTCACCGTGGCCCGCCGCTACGACTACTGCGCCGCGGTGCCGCCGCTCGAGCGCGAGCAGGTCAAGTTTGCATGATCGCACCCAAATGCCGGATCTGCGGCAAGCGCGAGCACAACCACTATTGCCAGGGCGCGACGCCCGCGCAGCGCGTCGCCGAGCGCCAGCGCCTCTCTCAGCCGCCGAAGCCGGCGCAAAAGCCGCCGCAAAAGGATGAGGATTTCGAGCCCGAGGTCTATGAGCCGGAAGTCTACGAGCCCGAGGTGATCGAGGATGAGCCGCCGGAAGCGGATGACCCGGTGGAACAAGAGGCGCCCGAGGAAGAGGACCAGGAGGCGCCGCTGACCACCCAGCGCCGGCCTGGCGGCCGGCGCTGGCACACCGAGGATGGCGATGACGGCGAGCCGCGCGAGGTGCTCGACGAGGTCGCCTCCCGCCGCCCAGCACGCTTCTATGCGCCGCCCGGCCAGTGTCTCTATTGCGATCGCCGCCGGGCCGCGGCCAGGGTGACGATGCGCGCAGTCAGGGAGCGCGGCGGTGGCTGACGAGCTGATCGAGCCCGCGGCCAGCACCCGGTTCGAGGTGGAAATCGCTGGCAAACTGCGGCTCGCCGAGCGCGGCGAGCAATACCAGTCAGGCGGCTATTCCTCGACCGAGCTGCTCGAGGTCTCAAACCCGATGCGCCTGGAGGTCTTTTATAGCGAGAGCCTGGACGTCAGGGACGAGGACGAGCTCGACCGCCTCAGTATCGAAATCGGCTGCCACCACGCCGAGAACAAAGAGACCGGCCGGGCCTTTCATTGTCATCAGACAATCTGCCTACCCTGGCCCATAGCGCGGCAGCTGCACGCCTATCTCGGGTTCATTCTGGCTCAAATGGACCCAAACAATGACTGAGTTCGATAGCGAAGAGACGGCGGTGCTGCACCTCGAGGGGCGCGGCTATTCCTTGACCGATAACGTCAACTGGCTGCCGCCGAACAGCCTCCCCGAGCCGTCGGGGCCGGATCTCGACGCGGCCAACTACCTCGCGTCGCATCACCAATATGGCGGCATCGTGCGGCTCCTGGCCTGCCCGTTTTGCGGCGGCCGGGCCGACCCGTTCTCGCCGCTCGGTCCCGAATGCACCGATTGCGGCGGCTCGGCGCCGGATTTGGCGGCTTGGCAGGCCAGGGTCTGAGGATGCGGAAATGGGTTGGCGGCCTGGCCGAGTGGACCGATGGAGATACAGCCTATCTGTCGGTCGCCTTCACCTGGAGCATCGACCAGGCCTTTGAGCGAGCGGTGTGGTGGCGCGCTCTGGGATATCGGGTAATTGCCGGTGGCCCGGCATTTTTTCTGCCGAAGCTGCGGCGGGAGATCGCCGCCGTCGCCGAGATCGCAGACGATTACCCCGACGCGATCGCACGCCATCACCCGGATGCGACGATCGCCAGCCGCGGCTGCCCGGTCGGGTGCTGGTTCTGTATCGTGCCGGCAATGGAAGGCCGCGGCTTCACCTTGCTGCCGGACTTCCCGGTGCGGCCGATCCTCTGCGACAACAATCTTTCGGCGCTGCCGGCGGAGTATCAGGACCACATCATCGCTCGCTATCAACAGGAAGGCGTGCCCCTCATCGATGCCAATAGCGGGTTCGAGCCGCGCACCTTCACCGAGGAGGTTTTCCGGCGCTGGCGCCCGATCAATCGCGGTGTGTGGCGGTTCGCCTATGACGATATCCCCGAGGGCGTCTTTGTCGAGCCGGTGATGCAGATGCTGCGCCAGGCTGGCGTGCGCCCGCGCAAGATCCAGGTCTATACGTTGATCGGCAATGAGCCGTTCCGCGAGTGCATGGCCCGCATCGAGGCTGTCGTCCGTTGGGGCGGCGAACCTTATGCACAGCCGGTGATGAAACTGAACGCGCGGACGCGATACCCGATGATCCTTCACGACTGGACCGAGCACCGCCTGCGGCGTGTCCAGCGATGGTGTAATTACGCCCGCCGCGCTGGTGTCAGTTTTGCCGATTACGACGCCTCGGCAAAGACCAGCCGCATCCGGCGCGGTCCAGAACAAGCCTCTTTATTCGAGGTAAGCTGATGCCGGCTCCCGATTGGTACGATCCATCGATGCTGTTCGGTGCCGGCGGCATGGGCGGCATGGCGCCACCGATGCCGCCAGGCCTCTTAGGCGGTCCTGGTGGTGCCCCGCCGATCCCGCAGCCGCCGGCCCTGCCTGGCGTCGGAGGACCCGCCGCGATGGGCGCCGGGGCGACGCTGACGCCGGACCAGCAGAACCAGATGGCGCAGATCCGGCTGCAGCAGGCCGCCCAGGCAGCCGCGAGCATGCGCGCCGCGACCCCGCCCCAGGCCGGCATGATGCCGGGCGCACCGCCGCCGAGCCCGATGTCGAGCCCGGGTCCGCAGGTCGCGCCGAACCCGATGATGAACCCGGCCCAGCCGATGATGAACCCGATGTTCGCTCGGATGATGGGCCAGATGAACCCGGGGATGGCGAACCAGGCTGGTCAGCCGCCGATGAACCCGATGATGGCGGGCAATCCGCTCAATGTCGGTGGCAACAATCTCGGCGGCTCGATCGGCGGCCAGCTCGGCGGCGGGCAGCCCTCGCTGATGGCGCTGCTCAGGAGCCGGCTCGGCAGCGGCGGTATTGGGGGCGGCTTTGGCGGCTATGGCGGCCCCGGCGGCTTTTGATGCCAGGTGCCTGATCCGGTCTCAGTCCGCCGCATGAAGCAGCACGACCGGCTGCCGGTCTATGACCGCTGGGGCAGTAACCAGTGGGGCGAGGAGTGGGTCACCCAGGTCTGGACCCGGCCGCTCTTCGCGCGCGACGCGCCGCCCTTTCTGACCGATCCGACGCCGGAAGCTTTCGCAGCGATCACCGGAGAGAGGCTATGCCGCGAGGAACAAAGGTCGATAAGGCAGAGATGGCGCTTAAGAAATCGGCCGCCAGCGAGGGGCTGAAGGGCCGCCAGGCCGACCGCTACGTCTATGGCGCGCTCAACAACATCGGATTGAAGAGCGGCAACAAGACGACGCCGCGCGGCGCCCAGAAGGCGGCCAGGAAACGCTAGAGGAGGTGGTTGACGACGATACCCGCCGCCTGGCCGATCAGCGCCCCGACCAGGGCGCAGATCTCGCACTGCTCGCGCGCCGACCATCGGCTCCGCAGGGCAATCCAGGCGCAGGAGATCGGCGCCAGAGCAAACCACAGGACGAGGGCGAGGCTGGTCACGCGCGGCCGAACTGTGTCTTGCAGGAGACCCGCACCGAGCGCGGATCATCGGGCCGGCCGGCGGTCGTGACCCCGAAACGCAGGCCGCATTTGGTGCAGATGACGATATAGAGGCCGATCCGCTTGGCCGGGTAAGGCAGCGCCGTCTGGCAGGACGGCATGCCGGGCTCCGTCATGTCGAGGTCGATCCCGTCCGGGTAATCGGGGTTTGGTGTGACCCGCGGCTCCTCGCCGCTGTCGCGCCACTGGATAGTGAATTGGTCCTGGCTCACGGCTGCCCCGCCCAGGCGAGTTGCTTGTTGATCTCGGCGAGCTTCTCTTCCGCCCAGGCGACCGCCTCGGCGTGCTGCTTCTCGGCTTCGTCGTAGGTGCTGCAGCGGTCTTGCCAGCCCAACTCCTCGCGGATCAGCCGCTTCTTGCCGGCGAACTCAAAGAGGTGATCCCTGGGGCCGAACACCATCGTCTCGAACAGCAGCGGCGGCCCATCGAAGTAGTTGTGATCGAGGCCGAGGAAGACGGTCGAGATCCAGATCGGCCCGACCTCCTCTTGCCGGATGATGCGCAGGTCGCGCGCCTTTTCGAACCACAGCGCCCACTCCATGAAGGCGGGCACGCCGTCCTCGTCCTCGATCGGCACGGTCTCGCGGCCGATCAGCTTGTAGTAGCGCGGGCGGTCTCTCAATGCGGCCTCGTGGTCCGGTGGGTGTCGCCGAAGAGCAGGTTGGTGAGCAGGTTTGCCGCCTCGATCTCGGCGAGCTCGGGCTGCGCTTCGTCCATAGTGGTGTAGCGGGTGCGGGCGACTTCGAAGCGCCAGGTCGGCCGCTTGGCGCCGCAGATGCCGCACCAGCCGTTGAGCGCACCGCCGCGGAGTAGCTGGGCGACATTGCGGCGCAGCGGCGCGCGGACCAGCCGCTGCGCCTCGGCAAAGCCGGCGGCTTCACCGGCCTGGGCGACGATGCAATGCCGCTGGGGGCAGAGGCACTGCGCGATCCATACCCGTTTCTCGATCACGCTCTTCCCGTCACCTCGGGCTGACCCTCGAACCGGGCGATCATCTCCTTCATCAGCGTCACCACATCCTGCCGGTCGGCGCCGTTCGACATGTAGTTGCAGCGCCCCGAGAGATCGCCGAACGGGAACACCATCAGCACGAAGCCAACCTCGCGGTCGGGACCGCCGGCCTTGCCGTTGAACATTTCATCGAGCGCGCGGACGACCACGATCATCTTGTCGCGATATTTGCGCTCGACCGGCGCGTCGCCGAGGCGACCCTCTGGCTTCAGCCGGTGAAAGTCACGGCGCCGTTTTTCGCCCATCACGCCCCTCGACCGCATCCCGCACCGCGCGGAGGACATCGTCCCTGGGTTTATCCTTTAACTGCTCGGCCACAGCGTTGGCGATCGCGTCGAGCATTCGGCCCCAGCCGATGTCCTCGAGGATGACCTCGATGGCGATCTCGGCGCCATAGCGCGGGGTCTCCAGCCTGACCACCTTGCCGGCGACCAGCTCGCGGAAGGCCTGCTCATCGATTTTGGCGCGCAGTATGTCGGTCATACCTTCTTCCACTCCCGCACATAGCCCAGCGCGTAGCCGACCCAGGTCAAGGTGAAGTTCTGCGGGCGCCTGGTCTTGCCCGACAGCCAATTGTCGATCGTGCTGTGCGCGACGCGCACCTGGCCGCCGCTGGTGCTCTGTACCCGCTTGACGATGTCCTGCACCGACAGGCCGCTCTGCACGATCATGTCGCACAGCTCCTGCATCGCCGGATCGACATCGTCCTCGAACCGGTAATTCTTGAGGCGCCTGGCGATCTCCAGATTGGTCGGGGGCAGTTTGTGGACCGTGGCCGCCATTACGTCAGCTCCTTCTCTAGGGTCGCTTCCAGCTCCTCGTCGTGTTTCTTCCGCAGCCGGCGCCCGATCACCCAGCCGTCGGACCATTTGCGCCGATCCTCGGTGCGCAGCGGGTAGGGGTTTGGCGGCGGCATTTGCCAACCGATGTGTTGATAGGCGGTGAGCAAACCCGCCCGCTTGGGGTTCTCGCTCATCGCGCGAGCGTCTTCAGCGCCGCCTCCAAATCTTCCGGCCGGCCGCCGACCAGAGCAGCCGGCGGTCGCGGGATGCGGCCACGGTGCGGGAGCAGGTAGGGATCGAGGTGGCTGAGGTCAGACCGCATCCGCAGCTCCCACGCTGATCGCTCATGTTGGCTTCGCCAACACATCGGCGCAAGTCCATTGTCAACAGTTCGCCAAAAAACATGCCGCTCGACAGCACCGAGGGCCTGATCCGCCTGCCGTACAATGGCTGGCGGCCGAGGGGCTATCAGCAAGAGCTATGGAATTACCTCGAGCGCGGCGGCAAGCGGGCGGTCGCGATCTGGCACCGCCGGGCCGGCAAGGACGAGGTCTGCCTGCACTGGGCCGCCGTCGCCGCGCATCTGCGGGTCGGCGTCTACTGGCATATGCTGCCCGAGGCCAACCAGGCCAGGAAGGCGGTCTGGGACGCCGTCAACCCGCACTCAGGTTTGCGCCGGATCAACGAGGCCTTCCCGCGCGACCTGCGCGAGAGCACCCGCGAGACCGACATGGCGATCCGCTTCAAAACGGGTTCGCTGTGGCAACTCGTCGGATCCGACAACTACAATTCGTTGGTCGGCTCGCCGCCGGCTGGGGTCGTGTTCTCGGAGTTCGCCCTGGCCGACCCGTCGGCCTGGGGCTATCTGCGGCCGATCCTCGCGGAGAACGGCGGCTGGGCTCTCTTCATCACGACGCCCCGCGGTCGCAACCACGCCTCGACCTTCTACGAGGCGGCGCGCCAGGACCGCAATTGGTTCGCCGAGCAGCTGCCGGCGACGATGACCAACGTGTTCACCGCCGAGCAGCTCGAGATCGAGCATCGCGAGCTGATCCGCGAATATGGCCCCGACGACGGCGAGGCGCGCTACCGGCAGGAATACCTCGTGTCGTTCGATGCCGGCGTCATGGGGAGCTACTACGGCAGCCTGATGGAGGCGGCCGAGAAGGAGCGCCGGATCACCGCGGTGCCGCACGAGCCGACGCTGCCGGTGCACACCGCCTGGGATCTCGGCATCGGCGACGCCACCGCGATCTGGTGCGTGCAGCTGGCCGGTCGCGAGGTGCATCTGATCGACTACATCGAGAACTCGGGCGTCGGCCTCGACTGGTACACCAGGGAGCTCGACACGCGGCCCTGGAAGTGGGGCGAGCACATCCTGCCGCACGACGCCGAGGCGCGTGAGCTCGGCTCGGGCCGCACCCGCATCGAGGTGCTGCGCTCACTCGGGTTTCACCGCACCATGGTGATCCCCAGGGACAGGATCGAGGACGGCGTCAATGCGGTGCGGATGCTGCTGCCGCGCTGCTGGTTCGATGCCGAGAAGTGTCAGCGCGGGGTCAGCGCGCTGCAGAATTACCGGCGCTCGTGGAACGAGGCGCTGCGCATCTATAGCGACCGGCCGTTGCACGATTGGTCGAGCCACGCCGCCGACGCGCTGCGTTACCTGGCGCTGGCGAATATCAGGAACGCCGGCTCGGCTCGGCCGCTCAAATACCCGGACCTGGCCGTCGTCTAAAGGAGAAGGACCATGAGCGACTTTGCGCGGATCATGGAGGTCGGGCGCGCCTCGACCCCGGCGCCGGTCAACACCGATGCGCCGGCCATTATGAGCGGCGGCGACGTCGCCACGACGGCGACGCAAGGCAGCATCCTCAACTGCACGATGGGCAATTGGGATGGGATGGAGCCCGGCAGCTACGATTACCGGTGGCGCCGCGACGGCACCGATCTCGGTGTCAGCGGCGCCGGCTATATCGTGCGTGAGGAGGATGCCGGCCACACCCTCGATTGCAATGTGACGGCGACCAACCTCGGCGGCTCGACCGCGGTGGCGAGCCATGGCGTTTCCGTTGGTGATCCCGCAAGCAGAAGGAGAACAAGCCATGAGTGATTTTTCGCGATTGCTGGAAATGGCCCTGGCGAGCGACGCCGAGGCGGCGAAGAAGGCGCTCGGCGAGCCCGAGGCGGTGCCCGAGGAGAAGACTGCCGCGGGCAAGAGCGGCGTGCCGCAGCAGCGCAGCGAGCCCCACACCACGCAGACTGAGCATCAGGGCTCGCGCCGGGACCGCTGATGCTCAGTTCCTCCGACGCCAATCTGATTATCGATCTGCAGCGGCGCGTCGCCGAGCTGGAGGCGCGCAGCGGTCGCGACCTCACGCAAGAGATCGGCACGCTCAAGATGCGCCTTGGCAGCCTGCAGGGTCAGATCAACAGCCTGCGCAAGCAGCTGCCGCCAGGCTCCCTTGCGGCGATCGACCCTGACCAGCCGCTCGGCGAGACGCCGGCCGCCCTGATCCTCGAGCACGACAAGGTCGACTGATGCCACTCGACAGCGCCCTCTTCCCAGACGCAAACCGGGCGCCGTTCGAGAGTTCGACCGACTACCTCAGCTCGTCGCGGTTCGCGCGCCGCGATCCCAAGGATTTGATGAAGAAGGAGGAGCTGCAGGACATCATCCGGCGCGAATTAAACCAGGCGATCGGCGCCGAGAACGGCAAATTGGCGAATGAGCGCCTGGAGCTGATGAAGGCTTACCAGGGTGGCGAGTTCGCCGACCCGCCGCCGGGCCAGAACCGCAGTCGCGTCGTCATGCTGACCGTGCTCGAGACCGTCGAGTGGGTGCTGCCGGCGTTGCTGAGGATCTTCACCGCCTCCGACACGATCGCCGAGCTGGCGCCGATCCGCACGACGATGACGCCGCCGCCGACCGCGCCCGGCATGCCGCCGCCGCTGGACCCGGAGGAGGCCGGCCGGCAGGCGACGCATTATGTCACCTATGTCGTTAACACCGAGAATGACGGGTTTCTCCTGCTGCACGACTGGTTCAAGGACGGGTTGCTGCAGAAGCTCGGCTGGATCAAACGCTGGTGGTCGGAAGAGGAGATCCGTGAGACCAACACCTTCACCGGCCTGACCGCCGACGAGTACGCCGCCAAGCTGCGCGATCTCAACGACCCGAATGCCTCGGCCAAGATCGAGATCATCGAGCAGAGCTCTTATCCGGCGCCGACCTCATCGGGCATGGGCGAGGATGCGCCGCAGCCGGTGCCGCCGCAGATGCCCGGCATGCCGCCGCAGCCGCCGCCGATGCTGTACGACTGCAAGATCCGCGTGACCCGCAAGCAGGGCCGCATCCGCCTCTGCAACGTGCCGCCCGAGGAGATCCTGTTCTCGCGGCGCTCGACCCGGGAACACATCCCGTTCCTGTGTCACCGCACCAATGTCACCCGCACCGCGCTGCTGCAGCAGGGCTACGACGCCGACACCCTCGACCAGGTGAGCTGGAACGACAGCCAGGACTACAATCCGGAGCGGCTGCAGCGGTTCCTGCCCGACGACGACATGCCCTACACCAACGACCGCACCGACCCTCCGATGCGGCAGTACTGGGTCGAAGAGAATTACATCGAGGCCGATTACGACGGCGACGGCCTGGCCGAGCTCTTGAAGGTGGTGACGGTCGATCGCTCGGCGGTGATCCTGACCAAGGACGGCAAGCCCGACATCGAGGAGGTGGACGAGATCCCGTTCGACTTCCTCTGCCCGGTGCCGCAACCGCACAAGCTGGTCGGCCTCTCGGTCGCCGATCTGGTGATGGACCTGCAGCGGATCAAATCGACGCTGATCCGCCAGATGCTCGACAACATCTACCTGACCAACAACCCGCGTCACCTGGTTGTCGAGAGCGCCGCCACCGACGAGACCTATGACGACCTCCTGACCTCCAAGCCGGGCGGCCTAGTGCGGACCCGCACGCCCGACGGGGTGCAGCCGCTGGTGACGCCGTTCGTCGCCGAGAAGGCGCAGGGCCTGGTTGAGTACATGGATCAGACCGCGGAGGTCCGCACCGGCATCTCCCGGCACAACCAGGGTCTCGATCCCGACGATCTCAACAAGACCGCCACCGGGGTCAATCTGATCCAGCAGGCGGCGGCGCAGCGGGTCGAGCTGATCGCCAGGATTTTCGCCTTCTCGGTCGCCAAGATGGTCAAGGGGGTGCTCGGCCTCATCAAGAAGCATGCCCAGCAGGAGCGGATCATCCGGGTCTCGGGGGCGCCACTGCAGGCCGACCCGGCGCAGTGGAAGCATGACATGACGGTCACCGTCGATGTCGGCCTGGGCACCGGCAACCGCGACCAGATCCTCGGGCATCTGATGCAGCTCCTGCAGGTGCAGGCGCAGATCGTCGTCGCCCAGGGCGGCCAGCTGACCGGCCCGCTGGTCTACGGCAAGAATGTCTACGATTTGGTGTCGCGGCTCTCGGAGAACGCCGGCTTCAAGTCAAACTTTGCCGTGCAGGATCCATCCATCCCGCCGCCGCCCTCGGTCACCGGGCCGCCGCAGCCGCCGAAGCCGGACCCGCAGACGCAGGCGCTGCAGGCCCAGGCCCAGGCCGAGATCCAGGTGCTGCAGCAGAAGGCCCAGATCGATGCCCAGCTCAACCAGCAGAAGGCGCAACACCAGCAGCAACTCGCCCAGACCAAGGCGCAGACCGACATGGCGATCGCGACCCAGACGGCGCAGCACCAGGCGCAGCTCGACCAGCAGAAAATGGCGCATCAGTTCGCGATCGACCAGCAGAAGGCCCAGAACGATCTCGAGATCGAGCGCGTGCGCGCCGCCAACGATCTCGAGATCGAGCGCCTCAAGGCGGGCAACGCCGCCCAGCTGCAGATGCACAAGCTGGCGATGCAGCCGCCGGCCACGCCTGGAGCCGGGCCGTGATCTTCCCCTGGGCGACGCGGCTCTGGCCTGAGGCCGCAAAACCACAGGAGCCCGTCGCCGAGCAGCTGCTCGATGTGGCGCCGCTGCCGGTCGCCGATGTCATCGCCCGCGGCGAGGCGGCCACCCGCCTCCTGCAAGACCCGGTCCTGAGCGGGGCTTTCGATGAGATCCTCCAGGACACCGTCCGGCTCTGGCTCGACAGCAACCCATCGGAAGAGGTGAGGCGCGAGGAATTGTATCGGGTCACCCTGGCGGTGCAGCTGCTCCGGGGCAAGCTGCGGGCCTACAAGGGCGCCGCCTCGGTGCGGCTCGCCGAGCGCGAGGCCGAGGCCCGCGAGGAGGCTCGAGGCCGCAGCGCCGCCTAGCTGTCGGTCCTGCCGCGCCGCCAGGCGCAGGCGATGCAGAGCTTGGGCAGGCCGCCATTGGGAGCGCCCGGCTCGTGCTGCAGGTCATTGTCGCAATCGATGCAGCGGCTGGTCGCGGTGTTGCCTGGGAGGCGCGGGTGGTCGAGATCGACCCGGGTCGCGACGATGACCGCCATCGGCACCGAGGCGCACAGCTCGGCGAACCAGCCACTGTGCTCGGACGGGCGGTAATCTGCCAGGAACGCCGCCGCCTTCTTCTCGTGGGCTTGCCGCTGCCGCCGGGTCAACCCGGCCAGCGGGTCCTCCATCAGCGGGTATCCCAATCGACCTTGAGGTGCTGCCGCAGTCCCTTGTTGACGACGCGCAGCACCGCCTCGGCGCAGGCCCGCTCGCCGGCCGTGCCCCAATAGATCGCGGTCTGCTGCAGCGTCTCCACGACGCTCGGGTAATTCGCCGCCGCCAGGCGGGCGTGCCAGTCCTGGTTGCCCTGGAGGCGCCGCTCGAGGCCGAAGACGCCGCGCAGGATGCGGGCCGATAGCCTGTGGTTCTCACACAGGGCCGTCAGGGCCGGCCAGCATCTGCGCAGCGCCGCCTCATCGAGCATGATGCAGCGCATCAGCTCTGAGACGCAGGAAATGCTATTGGGGTCGGCTGGCGCCCTGACCTCGCGGCCGGCCAGCTGGGCCAGCTCGTGGGCGATCTTGGCGGTCGGGTTCTCGGCCAGCAGCAATGCGTGGAACTGCTCGGCGAGCGAGGGATACTTGCGCTCGACATTGGCGGCCAGGAAGCCGAGCGCCTCGTCGGCGAGATGCTCGATGCCAAACGCCAGGCACGGCAGGTCGCGGATCTCGGGCAGCCGCTTCGCCGCCTCCCAGCGGTGCTGCCCGTCCATGATGAAGTATTTGTTCTTCTCGCGACCGCGCCAGGCGACGATCAGGACGCCGCAGGCGATCCAGTTCCAGTTCTCGGCCATGCGCGCGATCCGGTCGTTCCACAGCTTGCGCTGGTAGCGTTCGTCAACGTGCAGATGGCGTTTGTCGATGCGCAGCAACTCGCCCTGGGTGTTCTGCACCGGGCGGAACTGCTGCTGCCATCGCCCAGCCGGCCGGTGGCTGTCTTTCTCGCTGAGAAGTTTCGCGGCCGGCACTGCTGCCGGTTCCTGGGTGGCGGTCTTGGCCCTGGCCCGCATGCCGTCCTCCCGTGACGAGATTTGTTGATCAACCCTAACCCACTTGGTTGTGAGTAACAACATGGCCGATGCACCGCTTGCCGCGCCCGCGAGCGCGCCCGCCGCCCCTCCTGCTGCGCCCGCCTCCAACGGGCACGACCCGGGTGGGGCCGACAAGACCTATACCGTCACCGATACGAGGAGCGCGGGCGACGCGATCGCCGGGCTGCTCTTCAACGACGGTGACGACAAGGCGCCGCCCCCGCGTGCGCCCGATCAGCAATCCGGCGGTGACGAGCCGCCCGATCCCGGAGCGGAGGAAACCCCGCCCACCGAGAAAGACGACGACAAAGGCCCAGGCGAACAGCCGCCCAAACCGGCTGCCATCGAACCGCCCGCGTCATGGTCACAAGATGATCGAGCCGCCTTCTCGCAGCTCCCACCCGCGCTACAGCAGACCGTTGTCCGGCGGGAGAGCCAACGCGAAGCCGTGCTCACACAACGCTCCCAGGAGGCCGCCGAGGCCCGCAGAGCCTTTGATGGCGAGCGGCAGGCGGCTGTGGCCCTCCGATCCGAATACCTGCAAGGCCTGCAGAAGATGATGGTGCTGGCCGCCCCCGAGGCGGCGGCATTGCACAATGTCGACTGGGTCGCGGTGCAAGCGCAATCGCCGGCTGAGTACACTCGGCTCCACGCGATGCGCGAGCAGCTGCGCGCCAGGCTCGGTGCCATCGAGCAGGAGTTCCAACAGGGCCAAGGTCAGCTTGCCGTCGCTGCGCAGCAGCATCAGGTGACGCAGCTGACCGAGCTCGTGCAACGCGAGCATCTCGCGCTGAACGAGAAGATGCCCGACTTTGGCGACGAGGCGAAAGGTCCGCAGCTCCGCAAGGATCTCGGCACCTACCTTCGCGACGGCGGGTTCACCGATCAGGAAATCGGCAAAGCCTACGATCACCGGCTGATTGTGCTGGCGACCAAGGCGATGCTGTACGACCGGCAGAACCAACTCAGCGCCGCCGCCGACGCCAAACGGAACAACGCCGCTCCCCAGGTCAGGCGTCCCGGCACCAGCCAGGACAACGACCAGGGCACGCAGCAGGGCCGCTTGCGGCAACGGATCAATCGGTTGGGCCGCACGAACAGTGTGCGCGACGCCGGTTCGCTCATCTCCGAATTGCTGTAACCGCTGACCCGATCGCGCCGGGCAGCTCCTTCATAGGGGAGCCGCCATGGCTTTGCTTGGTAACACGTTTACGACCTACTCTGCCGTCGGTCTGAGGGAAGATCTCAGCGACATCATCTACAACATCAGCCCGACCGAGACGCCGTTCATGACGGCGATCGCCCGTGAGAAGGCGACCGCGGTCTTCCATGAGTGGCAGACCGACGTCCTCGAGACGCCGAACGGCGCCAACGCCCAGATCCAGGGCGACGACATCAGCGCCTTCGATGCGGTGGTGCCGACCGTGCGGCGCGGCAATTACACGCAAATTTCGCGGAAGACCGTCATCATCGCGATGACGGAGGAGGCGGTCAACAAGGCCGGCCGGAAGAGCGAGATCGGCTACCAGGTCGCGAAGAAGGGCAAGTCCCTGAAGCGCGACATCGAGACGATCCTGCTGCAGAACCAGGCCCGCGCGCCCGGTACGGTCGGCGCCACGCCGGCCCTGACCGCCAGCGTCCTGTCGTGGCTCAAGACCAACGTCGCCAACGTCGTGGCCGGTGGCGCCAACCCTGCCGGGGACGGCACCAACACCCGCACCGATGGAACGACGCCGGTCGCCTTCACCGAGCCGATGCTGAAGACGGCGCTCGCCAGCGTTTGGCAGAGCTCGGGCGACGAGCCGGACCAGATCCTGGTCAACAGCAACCAGAAGGTCGCGATCTCGGCCTTCCCCGGCAACAACACCCGCTACATCAATGCCGAAGAAGAAAAGTTAGTCACCAGCATCGATGTCTATGTCTATGACTTTGGCACGGTCGAGGTGAAGCCGGATCGCTTCATGCGGCAGCGCGATGCGCTGATCCTCAACAGCGATCTCTGGGCACTGGCGTGGCTGCGCCCGATCAACCTGGTCGAGCTGGCGAAGACCGGTGACAACGAGAAGAAGATGCTGGTCGGCGAGTACGCGCTGACCGCCCGCAACGAGGCCGGCTCGGGTCTGGTCGCCGATCTGCTCTAGCCACCTGGAAGCCTGGCGTCTGTGACGAGCGCCAGGCTCGGCGGCCCGCTCTGCTCCAGGTTCCTCCCGGGTGCAGTCCGCGGGTCGCCGCTTTTTTGAAGGCTCGCCATGCCAGACGTCAGCGACAACACCAATTGGTTCGAGCTGGACAGCGCCAACATCCAGGCGCCGCCCAATGGCTGGCCCGAGGGTCAGGCGCCCTCGACCGTCAACGACTGCGCCCGCTCCAACATGGGCGCCTTGAAGCGGTTCTGGAACCGGCTGAACGCTGCCAACGCGATCACCGAGAGCAGCAGCGTCTACACCCTGACGACCAGCAACACCGCCTTCCCGACCGCCTATGTCGACGGCGAGCTCTACAAGATCAGGCCGCTCGGCGCCTCGGTCGGCAATGATGCGTTCCAGATCAATGCGCTGCCCGCGAAGCCGATCTGGAAGCTGACCTTTGGCACCAGCGGCGTCGCCATCGCAGCCGGCGACATGGTCGCCAACCAGCCGGCGCTCTTGGTCTATAACGCCGCGCTCAATGGCGGCGCTGGCGCCTTCATCCTGCTCAACCCGTTCCTGCCGATCACCCAGGATGGCGCGGGCAGCATCCGGCTCGGCGCGCCGCTCCCGGTCCTGCAGGGCGGCACCGGCAGGACCGTGGTGCCGCTGTTCACCTCATCCGCGAGGACGGCGGGCGGGCTGATCAGCAACGCCGGCCCGACGATGTACGGCATCAACAGCCCGTTCACCCCCGTGACGACCGGCAAGGTGCTGCTGATCGTGGTCGGCATCGCGCAGCTCGGCGGGGCCACGCAGTCATACACCTACCAACTGCGGGCCGCGGCCGGCGGGCCCCCCGCGTTTGCCGCTGCGGGTGTCGGCACCGTGCTGCAAACCGCTTCCTACTCTTGCCAGGCGGCGAACCAGCTGATCCCGGTCGTTCTGGCTGGCATCATTACCCTGCCGGCCGGCAACGCCTGTTGGGTCGATGTCTCGGTCTCGCAGTCCGGCTCGGCCGGCGCATCGCTCCTCAACGTCACCTCCACCCAGGTCGAGCTGCCGATATGAGCGCCGAGAACGGTTGGCGCTTCCTGTCGCGCGACCCGCTGACGGGCGCCGTCGAGCACTACCGCTACGACCCCGACGGGGACCGCTGCATCATCCGGCGCACCGTCGATCACGAGCCGGTGATCGAGGCCAACAAGCGGCTCGCCAACTCCTGGGACGGCTGGAACAAGCGCAAGGACATGCGCCTGGCCGCCAGGTTGACCCCCGACATCCAGCTCGAGTGGCTGCAGAAATACGGGGTGCGGGCCTGGGACCGGAACCACAAGAAGGCGGTGATCCGGCTGCTCAATAGCTCTGATTACCGCTATCTGCGGATCGGGCACTTCATCATCTGAGGGGCCCATGGCCTTAGACACGTACGACAACCTCCAGGCGAGTGTCTTGGATTGGCTGGCGCGTCCCGGCGACCCGCTGGTCAGCCCCGCCGTCCCGGACATGATCCTGATGTTCGAGGAGGAGGCGCGCGACCGGCTGCGGACCCGTTTTGTCGAGATCTCGACGGTCCTGACGCCGCCGCCCAACACCGACACCATCCCGCTGCCGCTCGACTACGGCGAGATGCGCTCGATCTGGATCAACACGAACTACGGCAGGAAGCAGTTCACCTACCAGACGCCCAAGAACATGGACACCAACATCTATGGCTTGGCGGGCTACCCAGTCGCCTTCACGATCGAGGGTCTCAACCTGCGCATCACCGGCAATTCGGGTGACGTGCCGGACCCGATCAACATCGACTACCTGTCGGGCCTGACGGGTCTGAGCGAGGTGGCGCCGACCAATTGGCTGCTCGCCCACTACCCGAGCCTCTATTTGTTCGGCACCCTGACCATGGCGGCGCCCTACATCGGTGACGATCCGCGCCTGCAGATCTGGCTCGCCGCCAGGGAGGCCGGCTTCGACCGCATCCGCCTGGCCGATCGCCGCGCCAAGTTCCCGCACGGCCTGATGATCCAGACCGACGTCAAGAACCCGTGAGCATCTGGGACGATCTCGCAGCCACCTACGGGTCGCCTGACCTGCCGCCGGGCCTGATGGGCGACATGCTCGCCCCGCTGTTCAGCCCTGGCACGCCGTTCCGCAGCGGCAACCCGACGCTCGATCAGATGATGGAGGCGCGCAACCTGCCGGACCCGACGCAGTCGCGCTCGACCCCGCCGCCGCTCGGCCAAAGCATGATGGGTCTGGCCTCGGCTGTCGCGCCCTACCTCGCGGGCGCCGCGCCGGGTGGGTCGATGAGCGCCGGCATGCGATTGCCAGGTAAGCTTCCCGAGGCCGCCGCCTCTGATCTACCCAAGCCAAACATCGGCATGGGTTCTGCCGCGCCGCTCTTCCCGCACGAGCTGGCGACGGCCGAAGTGCCGGCGGCCCCGCAGTTTGATCTGCCGCGCATGGAGGCGCCGCCGAAGGGCATTCCTGACTATGTGCAACGTCTGGGCGAGCCCGAGAACCTGGCAAGGGTCGATCAGGCGGTCCAGCAGGGCCTAAAGGAGGGTGGCGCGCTTTGGTATCACCCTGGGCCGCTGCGCTACGGCTTTGGCGAACAGCTCGGCGAGCAGGGCGACGCCGCGATGCTGGACTATCTGAACGCGCTTGGGGCGTCGAGTAACCTGTCCAAGGTGCCCGAGAACATTCGCAATGCCAGCTACTACTATTCGCTCAAGCGCCAGGGCCTAGACCTGCCGGCCGACGCGGCCGACATTCCCAGCCCCTATGGTCACATCGCGCGCGACGCGCACCTCAGGAACAATCTCTACCTGCGAGACAATGACCTGCTGAACTCGCAGCAGAACCCAAAAATCGCCTCGTTCAGCCAGAACATGATGGGCAACTACCAGCCCTTTACTTGGGATACCTGGATGTCCCGGCTTTACGGCCTGCAAAACAGCAAGGGGAAGCCTCTCAGCTCGCCCGACCAGCCCTGGTACGGCTACCTTGAAGGCCTCGGCCAAGAGGGCGCGCAGCGCCTAGACCTCGCGCCCGCGCAGTATCAGGCAGCCGGTTGGTCGACCATGGTGCCCCAGGCCGAGCGCGCCACACTTGCTCAACAGATTGAGGATCGTATCCGCTTCACGGCAGCAAGGACCGGCGAAGACCCGCGCGCGGTGCGCGACCGCTTTATCCGAGGCGAAACGAGACTGCTGACGCCGGCTCCGGTCGGACTACTGGCGCAGCCGGAACCAGACAACATGGCAGGTGGGGTCCGATAAAGAGCGCCCCTCGCCGACCCGTTCCATTCGGCTATCGCCGGCTAAGTCGTCGCCGATGTTGTTCGCGATGACGGCGCAGTCCTCAGACATGCCGCCCGGCACGGTGTGCGCGACATACCACGCGTCGGCCTTTGACAGGAAAAAGTTGAGATAACCGCGCTCTCGGATCGCGCGGATCGCCTCCCTCTGCCGCGAGATCTCCTGCATGGGCAAATTGCTTCCCTTTGGTGAGTGGCTGCCTGACGGCCCGCAATTCCAAAATCCCGGCACCACCAACATTCTTAACTGCATTCCGCGCTCGCCGGCAAGCTACGCCTCCTTCCCTGGCCCGGTCGCCACCGCGGCCGGCGCGCTGCCGGCGAAGGTCTGCGGCTCCTACGGCTATCGCGGCCCCGACGGCACCGTCTACGGCTTTGCTGGGACCCAGGCGCGTCTCTACGGGCAGAAGACCGGCGCGATCGCCTGGGCCGACATCAGCGGACCCGCGGCGCCCTACCACACCGAGAACCCGCCGGACGGCTTCTGGGCGTCGACAAGCTTTGGGAAGCGCATCCTCTTTTCGAACTACGTCGATCCGATCCAGACCTATCTCGCCGGCACCGACACCGCCTTCAGCAACCTCAGCGCCAACGCGCCGCGCGCCAGGTTCATGTGCGTGATCGGCGACTTCCTCCTGGTCGGCAACACGGTCGACGTCTACGACGGCGCGGTTCAGTACCGCATCCACTGGCCGGCGATCGGCGATCCCTCCAACTGGCCGGTGCCCGGCAGCAACACCGCGATCTCGCTGCAGTCGGATTTTCAGGATCTTCAGGAGACCGACCTCGGCGCCATCACCGGGCTCGTCGGCGGCCACCTGTCATCGGCCGATGGCTGCGCCGTGATGGAGCGCGGCATCTACCGCATCCAGTACGCGGGCTCGCCCTTTACCTTCGATTTCCACGTCGCCGAGGGCGCGGCCGGCAGCGATGCCTCGCTGTCGATCGTCCAGCGGCGCCTGCCCGACGGCAGCGGCGTCGTCCGGTCGATCGTCTACTACCTGGCGAGCGACGGCTTCTATGCGTTCGATGGGTCGAGCAGCACGCCGATCGGCGCGCAGAAGGTCGACAAGGCCTTCTATGAGGACCTCGACCCGTCCTTCATCAGGGCCGTGCACGGCACCTACGACCCGCAGAGGAAGCTGATCCTCTGGTTCTATCATGGCACCGGCAACAACGGGCTGTTCAACAAGGCGCTGATCTTCAGTTGGGAGCTGAACCGCTGGGCGCCGATCGACCTCAGCGCGACCCCGGTCGAATGGGTCGCCAACACCACCTACACGACCGCCGGCTATACCCTCGATCAGCTCGACCCGTTCGGCACACTCGACACGCTGCCTTACTCGCTCGACAGCCGGTACTGGACCAACGGCAACCCGATCCTGACCTGGTTCGATGGCACCCACAATCAGGTGATGGCGGCCGGCAACAGCCTGCCGGCGACGGTCGAGACCACCGAGCAACAGCTCTTCCCCAACAATCGCGCCCGCATCCGGGGCGTGCGGCCGATCCACAACGCCAGCGTCGCGGCCTCGGTCGCGGTCGGGCACCGCGAGAGGGTGCGCAGCGCGGTGATCTATGAGGGCGCGGTGCCCGAGAACATCCTCGGCAATTGCCCGCAGCGGTCGACTGGTCGCTACACCCGCTTCCGGATGACGCTGCCGGCCGCCGCCAATTTCACCCACCTCCAGGGTGTCGACCTCGACGCCGTCCCCGAGGGGATCCGCTAGATGGCGGCGGCGACGCTCAGTCGGCCGCCGCAGATCCCCACCGTTCAGAGTGACATGCCGTCGATCCGGACGACGGTCATCCGCTTCGCGCAGGCGATCAACGCGATCCTGCGCGGCGGCATTGGCTGCACCCTCATGGTGACGCTGGCGCCCGGCGCCACGACCTCGACCTTCAGTGACAGCCGCATCGGCGGCTACACCTGGATCGGCCTGACACCGATCACCGCCAGCGCCGCCCTGGCGCTGAAGAACGGCATCTACGTCGTCAACGGCCAGGGCAGCGTCACGATCAACCACGTCTCGTCAGCAGCCACCGACCAGACCTTCGCCGTCGCGCTGCTGGGCTAAGGCCCCTCATGGATATGCACGGATTAACGGCGTCGCCGCCGGTCGGCGAGCTGCCTGACATCGCGATCTCGACGCCGCCGCTGGACGAGCTCGCCCGCTGCTGGCCGATCCTCGAGCCGATGCTGAAGCGCGCCACCGACCGGGTGCGCGGCTACGAGCCGATCGATCTCCTGCAGCTCGCGATGATCGGGCGCGTGACGATCTTCGTCGTCCGCGACCGCGGCGCGATCGTCGCCGCGACGGTGACCGAGGTCCGGCAATTCCCGCGCTGCCGCGTGCTCGAGATCCTGTTCTGCGCCGGCACCGGCCTCAGGCGCTGGATCCATCCGCTGCTCGATGCGCTCGACGCCCAGGCCGAGGCGCTCCAGTGCGTCGATCTCTGTACCTGGGACCGCAAGGGCTGGTCGCGGTTCGGTTTCGCCATCGCGGGTGTCGCGCTGGTGCGGCGGCTGAAGGATTAGCCGATGACGAAATCCACGCCCAGCACCTCGACCACGACCGTCAACAACCCGGTCGCCAACGCCCAGCTGCCGTTCCTGACGGGATTGTGGGGCGCCGGGGCCGGCCAGGCCGGGATAAACCCGACCACCGGCAGCTACGATCCGACATCAGCTGCGGGCGGCAGTTTCCTCACTGCGCTGCAGGGGCTCGCGGGTGGCAATGCCGCCGCCGCATCGCCCGGCAGCACCGGCCTGGTGCCGGGCGCGATGGACATCCTCTCGCGCATCTATGGCGGCGCCTTCCCGCAATCGGGCTATGCCGGCGGGCCGCAGATCGGCGCCCTCAGCGGATACGCGCCGAGCGCGATCGCTACCGGGCAGGCCTATGGTCAGGACTTTCTGAGCGCCGCCAGCAACGCCTACGGCAATGTCGCGCCGTTTATGTCCGACCTCCTGGACACTGGCGGCGCCGGATCGCGTCTTTTGGGTGCAGGCTACAGCCTCTACGACACGCTCGCGGGGACCGGCGGCAACGCGATCAGCGCGCTGTCCGGCCTCGGCAACAACGCGATCAGCACCCTGAGCGGTTTCGGCCAAAGCGCGGCCGACAACCTGGCGGGCTATGCCAACAACGCGATCGGCACGATCGGCGGCCTCGCGCCGAGCGCGATGTCGGCGGGCATCCCGGCCGAGCAGGGCCTGATGGGGAATGCCGGCATGGCGATCCCCGGCAACCCGATCTACGACAGCCTGATGGGGTTGGCCCACGGCCAGTACCTCGACCCCAGCCGCAACCCGGCCCTGCCTGGGGTGATCCAGGCCGCGACCCAGCCGCTGGTCAACCAGTACATGACCGCGACGGCGCCGGGCACGACGGGCGCCGCCGAGGCGGCCGGGCGCTACGGCTCGGGTGCGCTGGCGAACCGCCAGAGCATGGACGAATACAATCTCGGGCAGGCGCTCGGCACGACGACCTCGGGCATCGTCAACAACGCCTACAATACCGGTCTTAATGCCATGCTCGGCGCCGGCTCGGCGCTGGGCTCGGCCTACAATACCGGCATCGGCAACATCACGAGCGCGCTGTCCAACGCCGGCTCGCTCGCCCAGGCAGGGGTCACGGGCGCCGGCAACCTGCTCGGCAGCGCCTACGGCATCGGTGGCAACCTCCTCAACAGCGCCTACTCGACCCTCGGCAGCGCGCTCAACAACGCCTACACGACCGGCGGCGGTCTCCTCAACAATGCCTACGGGACCGGCGGCAACCTGATCAATGCCGGGGCGAATGCACTGTCGGGTCTCGCCGGCACGGGGCTGGGCGCGGCCAACACGGCGTTCGGCGCGGGCGGCAATCTCGGCCTCGGCGGCCTGCAGGGTCTAGTCCAGGCCCTGAGCGGCGGCGCCAATGCCACAAATGCCGGTTACACGACCGCCGGCACCATGCTGAACAGTGCCATGCAGGGCGCCAACACCGGTCAGACGGTGCTGGGCAGCCTGGCGCAGATGGCGCCGGATCTGGCGAATTTCCCGCTGGGCGACCTGTCGGCTGCCTTCAACTCGGTCTGGTCGCCGCTACAGAATTATGGCGCTCTCGTCGGTGCGCCGAACGCCGGCTCTCAGACCAGCAGCCAGACCACGCCCTACTACCAGAACGTCGCCAGCAACGTCCTCGGTGGCGTGACCGGGCTCGCCAGCCTGTTTGGCAAGGCCGGCCCGCTATCCGGCCTATTCGGGCTCTAATCCATGGCAGACGACATCCCTGGCCTCCTCGGCTACCCGGCGGGCCTGACGCCCGACCAGATCGCGATGATCCAGCAGCAGGGGTTCTATCCCCAGCCCACCATGAGCCTGCCGACCGGCACGCAGCTGCAGCAGCCGGCCGGCTATAGCGGGCTCTCGCCGGCCCAGGCCGAGACGGTCAACCAGCTCGGCTACTACACCGGCTCGCAGCAGCCGCAGAGCCTGTGGGACAAGATCACGGCGAGCCTCGGCGGCGACGCTCTGAAGGGCGTGGGCGATGCGGCGAAGGGCTTCTCGATGCCGCAGGCGCGGCCCAACCTCGCGCCAGCGATCCCGGCGCATGCCGCCGCGCTTGGCGGCTACAACCCGTACAACAACCTCTACACGCGGCACCCCCTCGATCCGAAGCGGGCGCTGGCGGCGCTGCTGACAGGCAACCCCTATGGCTGATCCCCCTGGCCTCCTCGAGCCCCCACCGATCCCGCAGCCGCAAGCGCCGCAGAGCCCCGGCTTCCTCGGCGGCCTCCTCTCCGGTGGCGGGTACAGCCCGGCGGCGATGTATGGCGGCCAGCTCACCGACCAGGCGACGATCGACGCCTTCCGCAACCGCTCCCTGGCGGCGATGGCGAATGCCTTTGGTCAGGGCGCCATGCCGGTGCCGTACCGGGGCGGCGTCCCGTTTGGCGCCACGATCGGCGCCGCCGCCAACGCCGCGGCGACGGCGAATGACCCGACGATCGCCGCCCGCACCCAGGCAGCCCAGGGCCAGCTCTACGGCGTCCAGGCCGAGACCCAGCGGGCGTTGATCCAGGCGCGCATGGCGTCGATGGGGATGCAGGCGCAGGCCGCGGCCATGGACAGGGCCGGCGCTGGCGGCGCTGCTGCCGGGCCGCCCGGCACCACACCCGCGCCCAAGCTGCTCGACAAGGCCAAGGGCGAGATCGTTGATTTCGGCGACCCGCAGCTCAACCTGATCGCCTATCACGAGAGCGGCTACCGGCCCAACGTCGGCACGGGTGACCACGATCTCTCGGGCTACCAGCTCAACCAGAACGGCTTCCCGATGTGGGAAGGCATCCCGACCAAGTATGGCCGCTCGACGGCGGCCGGCTACTTCCAGATCACCCGCACGAACTGGGACAAATTTGCCCCGCCCCTGATCGCGTCCGGCCAGATGCAGCCTGACTTCTCCGCGGCGTCGCAGGTCGCGGTCGCCAAGGCGATGAAGGCCGTCAATCCCGGGCTGAGTGACTGGCTGCCGTTCAATGGACCCCTGCGGGAAGCCTACGCTCGCGGCGATGTCATCAAGGTGCCCGGCGGGCCTGGATCGACCGAGGCCGCGATCGCGCCCGCTCCCGCCGGGGCGACCGGCGCGCCGGAAATCGCCGGCACCGCCGCCGCGGCGCTCGGCCGGCGACCGCTGGGCGCGAATGCGCCGTTGCCCGTGCCGGCCGCAGCCCCTGGTCCCGGCGCGCTGCCGCAGGTTCCCGACTTCGCCGGCCGGCTCGGTCCACCGGGCGGTCTCCTCAACCAGCCGCCCGCCGCCGCGCCCCCAGGGCCGCAGGTCGGTGCCGGTCGGGTCATTGGCGCTGGCGGCGGCGCCCCCGCGCCACTCCCGCCCCAGGCTGGCGGTGACGTAGCGCCGCCGGGTCTCCTGACGGGCGGCTCTCTCGCCAACACCATGGCCCAGCAGCGCGCCGTTGCACCGCTGCCGCCTGCCGCCCCGGCCCTGCCATCACAGAACATCCCGCCGCCCCCCGTAGGGCTACCGCCGAACGTGCCGCGGGTCGGACAGCCTGCGCCCCCAGGAGGCCCACCAGGGCTGATGACGCAGCCGGGGGCACCTGAGGTAGCCCCGCCGCCTTCAGGCGCTCCTGGGGGCGCCGCAGCGCCTTTTGCCCGCATTCCCACGCCGACCCCAGCCGCGATCCCCGGGGCACCGAGCCCGGAGCGCATCGCCCTGGCGAAGCAGATCGTCCAGTACAATTCGACCTGGGGTCTGCCGGTGCCGGAAAGCGAGCAGAAGATCGCCTCCTACCCGATAACCGTCGCGACCGCGCAGGCGACCGCGCAGGCGCAGGAGAACGTAAAATTCCCCTATGGTGTCGCAACAAAACAACTGGAGCCGGCAAACATTCGCGGCGGGGGTGGTCTCTATTACAACCCGCTCGACCAGACCTTTACTGGAACGCGGACCCGCGTTGCTCCCGATGGGACCATGCACAATTACGCAGGTCGTTGGACAGTAGGTGGTCAAACGATAAGCGAGACCGATATGGGGCAGGCCTCGCTGTCGCCGGGCCAGACCAAGGCGCAGGAGATCGGCGCCGAACTCGGTCGCGGGGTCGGCATCCCAGGGGAGCCGATCAGGGCTGGTGTCCTGCCGCCAGAACAAGGCGGCGTCGACCCTGGCAAGCCAATGCCGTCGCCGGACAATGCCAGCCGCGGCTATCAGACCAAAATACCAGCCATCACCCAGCAGGCGCGCACGCCCGATCTTAAGACTTACAGTGCGTCGCAGTCCGAATGGATCAAGGAGAGCGGCGAGCTGGCCGATGCCGGCCTCGCGGCGCAGCGTGCTGAGACAAACCTCAATATGCTGCGAGACGCCTTCAAGACGATCCAGACCGGCACCTGGGCGGAGCAGTCGGCCGAGGTGCAGGGCATGTGGCAGGCGCTCGCCCAACGCCTGGGCATTAAGCCACCGCAGAGCGTCGCCGATCTGGCGGCGGTTCAGACCGCGATGCATGCCAACTACAAGCAGACCCTAAACCAGCTGGCGGCAGTGAATAAGAAGTTTACTGGTGGCGAGTTCCAGATCAACTCCAAGGCCGGCGAGGATGTCGGCAGCCAACCCGAGGCGAACCTCAACCTGCTGTCTGCCGACATCGGTCAGGTGCGTCAGCTCCAGTCGCTCTCGCAGGACTGGAACCACGCCCAGACCATGGTCGGGACCGATGGCTCGCGCTGGGTCAATCCCGACAGCTTTAAGCTGGCCTGGATGCGAGAGAACCCGCTGGAAGAGTTCGTCCAGGGCGCTCGCGAGGAACTCGCCGGCACGATCAAGGGACTGCCTGGCGCGCCGCCTCCCACCAGCGGAGGCGGTCGGCAGCTTAGATGGGATCCCCAGCTGGGGCGGGCGGTGCCACAATGACGACAGTCGATCTGCCTGGAGGCGACACGATCAACTTCCCCGACAATATGTCGGACGACGAGATCAATGCTGCCACCCAGCAGCACCTCTACCATGAGAGCTGGCGGGGGCAGATCAACGACACTGCCACGAACGCGGCGACCGGTATCCTCAAGGGCGTCGGCAACGTCGGTGGGCTACCGCACGTCGTGGCCGGCCTTGGCGACGCCGCCCCAGGGTATGGCGGCCTCGACGTGACCGGGCAGCCAATGACGCCTTACCAAGGGCCACCGCAGATGGGGCCGCCAGGCTTCCTCACCCGCCACACCTACTCGCCCGAGGAGATCAACAGCGGCATCTTTTCCGCCATCGACGCGATGCGCGCGGCCGTTGGCAACCCGGAGCGCGGGCCATACGTGCCACAGACCGCCGCCGGCCGGATCGGGCAGGAGGCGCTTAGTCAGGCTATCCCTTCGCTCGTGGGCGGCGCGGAGACCGCGGTTCCTCGGATGATTGCCGGCATGACCAGCGGCGGTGCCGGGCAGGCCGTGTCGGAGGTCGCTCCCAACGCGCCGGGCTGGGTCAGGCCCGCCGTCTCAATGGCAACCGGTCTAGCCACTGGTCGCCTTGCCGGCCCCAGGGCGACGTCGCCCACAACCGATGCAATGACGCGGCTCGGCATGACGCCGATGCGGCAGGATGTTAATGCTGGGCCTTTGACCCAGCTGGTTGCTGCGAATGTGACAAAGCTGCCTGGCTCAGGTGGTTACCGCGCCGCTCAGGCTCGCAATCTCGACCAGTGGGGCAATCAGCTCGAGAACACAGCCGCCGACCTTGGCGCGTCGACCAATCCGCAGGAAGCCGGTACAGCCCTGCAGGTGGCTTCTGGCAACTGGATGGATCAGTTCAGAGCGAATAGCAGGCAGGCCTGGAACAATGTCGACATGCTGGTTCCTGGCGCCACTCCAGTGCCGGTCACCAACTACGCCAGAACGCTCAACCAGGTCCGCAGCCAGATGGCCGGCGCCCCGGCAACGGCGGATGTTTTACAGTCGCCATTGTCGCGAAATCTGCTCGATGCGCTGATCTCGGATGCCCGGATTGGCCGGCCGCTCGATTGGGATACCGTGCGGGGCATGCGCACCCGGATCGGCGACATGCTCACCGATACAAATCTGATCGGCGACACAAATTACGGTGAGTTGCGCCGGATTTATGGGGCACTGAGCGAAGATCTCAGAGGCGCGGTGCATCCGCTTGGATCGGATGCTGTCGATGCTTATAACGCGGCGAACAACCTGACCCGAGCCGGACATAGCTTTATCGATGATACGGTCTCAAAGTACCTCGCTCCCCGCCCAGGAATGATCACTCCAGAGGCGGCCTATACGCGGGCGATGTCTGGTTCTGCGAGTGGTGGCACAGGGCTGCAGGCGATCCGCGATGAGATGCCCGGCGCCGCTGACGAGCTAGCGGCAGCGCATTTGCGGCTGATGGGTCTGGCGACGCCGGGTCAGCGTGCGGCACCCAACATGGGGCCGATGGTCTCGCCGAATACATTCCTGACCAACACGAACAGGCTATCACCGCAGGCGTTTGACGCGCTCTACGGTGCTGACCCTGGCGTCGCAGGGCGCATCGCCGATTTGCGAACCGTTGGAAGCTCGATGCGGGACACTGCGCGATTTGCCAACACGAGCAACACCGCCCCGGTAGCCTCGTTACTCAGCGTGCCTAGCCTGGCGATGGGCGCGGCCGGCGGTGCGCTGGCTAAAGGTTATAGCTTGCCTACAGCCCTGCTCGCGGGAGGCGCGATGGGGGCTACGCCGTTGGCTGCTGGTTACCTGGGTTCCAGGTACTTGCGCTCGGTGCCGCGCACATTCTCTCCCGGCGCTCTGCCCGTCGGCGCGGTTCCCGGCCTGTTGCAGTAGACGAAGCCATCGATGATCGAGACCAAGCCGAAGAGGATCGCGGACCCTGCGACAATGCCAATCGCGGCCATGATCCCAAAAGGCTGAGGCAACGCTATGGCCGCTCCGATCACCAAGATGATCCAGCAATAGACGAAGAACAGCATCACCTAGCCTCGCGCGCAAAATTTGGCGCGGTTTAGCGGATATTGTTGCTAGATACAACACGTCAAGGCGTAGCCGCCTTCCGCACACCTCACCTCACGGAGAGGCGGCCAGCAGGGGTATAGCGCCACTGTCCAAATATCGGTTGGACCAACCCGCTCACCCGGCTTTGAGGCGCTCGCGCGTCGTGACTGGGGCCGGACCCGTAGGTGAGGTTCGTGGTGGCGTTGTCCGTAGTCTAGCTGGCATCGACGTACAGCGGTCGGAAGCCCCTTTCGGGTGAAGATCCCGCCCCTTGATGGTTGCCCTACGCGCGCATCTCGATGGGCTGATTAAGCCATCCGCCACCGGGTCGAATGGCGCCTTTTCACCGGCAGGCTGCGAGCCGTCGCTCTTCGCGAGATACGTGGCGAGATTAAGCCGCCCGATCCTGACTGGCAATCATGGCCTCGATTGCGGCGTCGGCTTGTGCGAGCACCCACTCGCGCACCGCGCTGCTGACGTTCTCCCATGGCGGCGTCATGTGCCGGTCAAGCCCGCGCAGGCTCTCTTCTGGCAGCGACCAGTGTGTCATGTAGATCGCCCGAGCGACGGTTTCACGTTGCGTCATGGACACAGTGTACCACGACGGCATCACCACCACCCCAGCGCTCGGCTCATCCAGTACAAATTCAGCAGCGCCAGGATCAGCCATACGATGCTGGCGATCCCTTGTGCCCGCGCCATCTTGACCTGCTGCTCGCCCAGCATCCACTGCGCTTGGGAGAGGCTGGTGAGCATCCCGAGCACCATGTTGTAGTTGGTCGGTGGCAGCGGCGCCCAGGCCGACAGCTCGAGCTCGTCATCCCAGGGGTTCTTCTGGGGCTTCTTCCAGGGCAACCTCATCGCCTCCTCGTGTTGCTCGCTCGATCAAGGTTTGGAACGGCAGCGGTGGGTCGACCTGCATCGCCGCGACCGCCTCGCGCACGGTCAGTCCCCGCCGCATCGAAGACCACCTCGAAATGGCAGCCAGGGTGGGCCGCGTCGTAATCGCGGATCCATTGGTGGAAGTGCTGCGCCAGCTCGTCGGGGATCTCGCCGGTCACGACCAGCTTCATCACGCTCTCTTGGTTCGTTGCCAGGACCATCATAAGGAGGCCGTTGCCTGACAACAAGACGCCGGCTGTAGCGTTGCCGCCGCCGGCGTTGGTGTCTAGATCGTCACGGCGACCTGACCAAACCCCTTGATTTTCCTCACTTCCGGAATTACCGCTGCGACTTCCGGAAGTGAGGTTTATCAAAGACTTTGGTCAGGTTTTTAGGGTCGTGACAGTTTTCTGATCAGGCGACTGTCACGCCGCTCCGTAGCTGCATCACCCGCAGGCGGTTGAACTTCTCGGTATAGAGATCGACCTCGGTCGATTGCTTCCAGCCGTATTTCGCCTTGAGCCACGTCGGGTCCATGCCGCGCTCGACCGCGTCATCGCAGGCCGCCCGCTTGCGAAAGCTGTGGGCGCCGTAGCCGACAGGGACGCCGGCACGCCATAGCCAGCCACGGAACTGTTCAGAGAACAGGCGACCATCTGCGTGCGCCCTGGCCGCATTCCCTTCCGGGTCGTCCTCGATCGGGAGCCGCGAGAATGCCTTGCCGAGAGCCTGCCCCCGGCGCGGTTTGCGCCGGACGATCGGCCCGAGCTCGATGCCGGCGGCCTTGATCTCGGCGATCAGCTCGGGTGTCTGCTCGGTGACGAAGTCGACACCGGTCTTCAGTCGCTTGCCCTGGAAGAAGCCGTCCTTGATGTCCGACAGGCAGAGCCTGATCACGTCGCAGCAGGCGGCGCCGGTCACGTACAGCATCAGGCCGGCGATGCGCTGTGGCGAGGCATAGGGCCAATAGTCGAGGTACTGCTGCAGCAGTTCCGGCGGCAGCGTCTTGAACCCGTCGTCGGCGGTGCGTTGCTTCTTCTGCCCGAAGGCCTTCACCCCGAAGGTGGGGTCGAAGTCGCGCTTGATCCTGAAGGCCTGCTTGCGCTCCTTGAGCATCACACTGACCGCGCCCAGCCAGGCGTTCGCGGCCCAATGCCCGTCCTCGGCCTGGCGCTCGGCCAGCTCTCGGCTGAGTAGCTCCGGGGTCAGATCGTAGATCGATGCATCCCCCTGGCCGACGCGCACCAGCTCGCCCGCGCGGTTGTGGCGACCGTCGACCCAGCCCATCAGGGCGTAGCCGCGGGTCACGCGAGTGCCGTGGCTTATGTTCTCGCGCCAGTACACGCTCGCCATATGCTCGGTGACGACCTCACGGATTGTGAGGCCGCCGCCGAGCGATTTTTTTTTGCGCTCGATCGGCTTGTCGGCCGCCTTGGCGGCGGCGATCGCGTCCTTGTATTCGCGCGTCTTCAGCACCGCGGCGAGCGGGCCGTCCGGCAGCCGCACGCGGGTCTGCTGCTTGAACCGCAGGTAGTTACGACCGTCGAAACTTTGCACGTAGTGCTTGGTTGGCATTGAGGTTCTCCTCGTATCGGTTGCTGGTAGCCGGCTTGTTGCTACCACCAACATATATGACCAGCTTTCCCTCTCCGTCAACTTCCACGCGTGCGACATTTTCTCCAGCGTTTTTAACGGCTTTGACTAAAGCCGTGACATCACGCTGGCGGAAATTCCTCGGTCGGTTCGCCATCCAATTGTGCAATGTTTGCAGAGGTTTGCGCCCGCATTTCCGGCGTCGGGTAGGTCACGCCCTTGCCGTGGATCCACTCGAATGAGGTGTAGCCCCAGCGGTCCTCGATGATGACGCGCCGGGTGGTGCCGATCCTGGCGCCCAGGGTCTCGGTCATGCGCTTCGCCAGCTCGACCGCATGCTGTGCGTCGAGATCCTCGCCGACGCACTCGTGCCAGTCGTCGGGGAAGAACTGCCAGACCCTGTAAGGCGCACCGCTATCGTCCGTCATCGGTCCCCCTGGGGGCACTGAGAGCGTCGAGGATCATGTTGCCGGTCCTGGTCTCGACCCGCTGCATGCCGTCACCGCCGACGACATGCCACTCGCCGTCGGTGGCGAGCCTCGGCGGGAAGACCGCGACCGCCGAGCTGCTGCCGTAGCGCAGCAGCAGCGCCATGCCCTCCTCGGCCTGGCGCTCCGCATACCGCATGAGCCGCCGGTCCTGGAGCGGATCGCAGCCAGGCTCGACCCAGACCTGGATCACCGTGACCATGTATTTTTCGCCGGTTTCATTATTCGTTGCCTGCACGGCGTCGGGCACGACGTCGAGCACGTAGCCGACCCGGTCGGGCCGCAGCATGTCGGCGGTGCCGTGCCCGTTCAGCCAGCGGCACGACCACACCGCGCAGCTCATCGGGAAGCCGGGGCGACGGTAGATCCGGCAGCCCCTGGCGGCGCTCTGGTGCTCGCAGCGGGTGTTCGCCGGCTTCTGCAACTCACGCACCGGTAGCAGCTTGCAGCACAGCGTGCAGGCGCCGCAGACCCTAGGCATGACCGGGCTCGCTTATCGACCGGATCTGGACGCCAGCTTGCTCGGCGAGAAATTGCTCGCAGATGTAGCGGGTGACCGCGCTGGCGGCGGCCAGTAAATGCGACTGCTCGGCGTCCCCTCTCTCCATGTCCTTCTTGATGGCCGCCGCCAGCTCGGCGGGATCCGGGTGCTGCGGCTGGTCGTAGTGGTAGCCGATGACCCACAAGGCGATGACACGGTAGAGGTCGATCTCGACGTGGTGCTCAGTGATCTCGCTCATGCCATCTCTCCCTGGGCCTCGAGGGTCTCTTTGCTGACCCCGATGAGGCTGGCGACATAGTTGAGAACGTCGTCCATCGATCGGTTGAAGTCGTCGCGTCCCATGGCTTTGTAGCTCTGCGATCGCGCGGTCCAGACGCGCACCAGGGCGTCGTGGGTGGTGACGATCGCGTAATCGTCCAGGCCGCGCACGAACGCAGCGGTGCGCTCGGCCCGCTCGCGGGTTTCACAGGCCAGCACCCGCTCCTGCCGCCAGCCGGTCTTGATCAGCGCAAACTTGCGCAGATGCTCCGAGGTCGGGAAATCGTCGGTGGCGATGCTGCCCCAGGCCTCGTGCAGCGCCGCGAAATAGGCCCGGTGCCTGGCATGCGCGCGGGCGTGGTGCGCCTCGAGCAGGTAGCGCCCGTCGACAATGAACTGCCGCGCCGCCTCGTCGGGCCGCATCGGCACCATGACGGCACCGTTGTATCGATACCAGAGCGGGTCAGCCATCGGCCTCGCTCCGCAACAGCATGTCGAGCACGCTCGCCCTGGGCGTCATCCCGATCCGGCGCACGATCTCCTCGAGCTCGGCGGCGAATTTGGTGATTTCGTTAGCCAGGGTCTCGATGTACTCCGCGTCGCGATCGACCCTGACGACAAACAGCGGCATGCCCGGCCAGTAGGCGACGAAGTCGACCCAGGACCGCTCGGTGATCCACAGGCCGCCCTGGAGCTGGGCCTTGTGCTCGGCCGGCACATGGCCCTGGGCGAGCACGTCGACCATCAGCGCCGGCAATCTTGTCTTGATCTCGAGCATGCCGTCGTCGCCGATCAGCGCATCGGGGCTGCAGCCGGCGATCTCGTTGCGGACAAAGCCCACGATCGTCGGCTCGACCTCATTGAGGAAGGCATAGAGCTCGCGCGCCTCGGCCTCGAGCTCCTTGCCGCGCCGGAAATGGTAGTTGGAAAAAGTCTCCTGCGTCTCGCCGAGGATCCGCTCAGCGGCTAGGCGGCATAGATAGCCGCGCCGGACTTTGCCCTGGCCCTTCGCTAGGATGGCGCCGAACTCCGACGCCGTCGGCAGGCCGAGGCGCGCCTCATACCATTCCGGCGAGCCCTGCGGCATATCGAGGACCTGGATCACGGGCGATCCTTTCGCGCCGCCTCCCGCTTCGCGGCAGCGTCCTGCAGAGCGCGCTCGGCAACCCGGTAACGCCGCGCCGGCAGCTGGTCGAGGCTCGGGATCTTGAGGAACGCACAGAACCGGCGCATGTCGACCTGCGCGACGTCGGCGAGCGCCTGCAGCGCCTCACGCTCGCCCTCCGAGATCAGCTTCGTGCCGCCGGCCACACCGTCATCGTCGGCGCCGCGGGAGGTCAGATTGAGGAGCGCCCTGGCGGTGTAGCGCATGCCGTACGAGGTGCTGCTGCCGTAGGCCTGGACCGTGTTCTTGTTGCCGCTGGTGTCGAGCGGCAGCGGCAGGGTGGTGCGCTGCGAGTGACCCGCGCGATGGTGTAGGATCGCGGTCACGGCGATCTGACCCTCCTCGCGCGCGACCTCGAAATTGAGGCTGAAGCCGTGCGCCGCCAAGATCGGCTTGATCGCCCGCTGCACGTCCTCCCACTTGGCGTAGGTCGACTGCACCTCGCCCTGCTTGTCGAGGATCTCGCCCTGCTCCTCGATCTCTGGCAGCAGCGGCTGCATCTCAGAGAGGGCGGCGGCGTAAGCCATCTCGGCCTCGCGCGTCTTGTGGCGCTCGTGCAACGCCATCAGCCGCTCGAGCTTATCCACATCGGTCTGTGGATCACTCGCGGCCCTGGCGATGATGTCGAGGAGCGTCCGCTCCTCGCTCCGGGGGACAACCTCGAATGGGCCTCCGGGTGTGAGGTCGAGCTGCTGATCGCTCATCAGAGCAGCACCCCGAGCGCCAGGAGCCCGAGGAGCGCCAGGGCGAAACCGATCAGCGATCGTGAATTGTAGGTCGTCGGTCGACCGGTCTCCTGCACCGTTCGCAGGAGGTTAACGAGACCGGCAGCGATGTGCATTTCGGCCCCCGTCTTGGGTGGGGAGCCATGTTGGCACTGTCAACAAACCCCGTCTAGGGGGTTCGCAACAAAATCGAACAGAGGGTCAGTCCGACTGTCCCTGTTGGCGCAGTACGCGCTTGGTGATCTCCAGCATCATCTCCTCGCGGTCCTGGTTCGACAGGAGCCGCCAGGAGGTGACCAGGAAGAGCTCGAACGGCGCGTAGTTTTTCTTGTCGAGCTCGGCCTCGGAGCTGGCCGTTTCCGGTTTGTGGCCGTGGTGGGGCGTGGTCTTCGCCTCAATCGCCACGCGTCGGGTCCAGTCGGCCGACTTACATTCGCCGATGAGGTTCTGGATGCCGAGCTCGTAATACGCTGCCATGCTCTTCAGCCCTGCCCAGCTGGTGCGCGATCGGCCTAGCTCGATGTTCGACAGATGTGGTCGGGAGATCCCGATCCCTCTTGCGGCAACGTCCTGGCTGATCTGACGTTGCTTGCGGATGCCGCCGAGGTGACGGCCCAACCTACACCTCAGCTCGGGGTTGTCGTCCAGCAGTAAATCGATTGGCAGCTGGTTTTCTTGCCGCTCCTCCTCGTCGGTCACGTCGGGGTTCTCCTCTCCAACATGCAAAATTCTGTATGGCAACGTTTGCGCTTGACGCAGCCAATGTCGCAGGCTCAGGCTCGTTGCCATGAGCATCGATGATCTCGCGCAGCTCGCGGGGGGCATTGGTCGGCTGGCGGATGCGGCCGGGGTGCATTGGTCGACCGTGTGCGGCTGGAAGCGGACGAAACACGCCCTCGTCCCAGTCCACCGCGCCAGGATGATCTCCAAAGAGCTTGGCATTCCACTGCATCTGATCCGGCCGGACGTCTGGACGCCCGCCCCTGAGACCTCGCATCACGACTTGGTTACCGCATAGCCCCGCCACTCGTCCAGAACATTGTTGCGAATAGCAACATACGCCCTGCGAGTTACACGCAGGTGACACCCGGCGTCTAGGGTTTTTACCTGAGGGGGGCAGGGGATGCGGCAAGTTGAGCGGGCACTCCAGCGGGAGGTCATGACGCGCCTCTCGCATGCGCCGCTCGATGGTTTGGTGATCGGCAGCCCGAACGGGATCTGGATACCGGCCCGCAGCAAGGCCGAGCAGGACATGGCTCGGCGCATCATCCACCAGCTCAAGGCCCTGGGCCAACTCACGCCTGGCGCGCCCGATCTGCTGTTCCTGTGGCGCGACGGGAGCGGCGGCATCGAGCTGAAGCGGCCGGCAGAGCGCCGGCTATTCGACCGCCACCAGCGCGGCAGGCAGAGCGACGAGCAACTCGCCTTCGAAGCCCGCTGCCAGCAGCACGGCGTCCGCTACGCGGTGTGCCAGAGCTGGGACGAGGTCCGCGACACCCTGATCCTCTGGGGACGCCTACCGGCCGATTGGCTCGATCCCGAGCGCCGGATCGGACGGGCTGCGTGACGTGGACGATGACGCATACCAGCTTGCCGTCGAGCAGTACCTCTTCTGGCGCGGCCGAGGCCTCAGTCACAGCGAGATGCTGGCCGCGGTCGGCATCAAGCCGCCGCCCTGGCGCCTCGACGCCGAGATGGTGGTGCAGCACCTGGCCGCGGCCGAGCGCGATCGCGCGGCC